CGCTGCCCGGTGACGTGTTCCTGCTCAATTGGCCGCGTTTGGGTATCGACCAGATGGTGGTGCGCGTCACCGGCATCGACACCGGCCCCTTGGGTGCGGCCGAGTGGCGCATCGACGCGATGGAAGATGTATTCGGGATGAGCGATACGGTGCTGTCGCCCCCGCCACCGCACGTCGAGGAACCGACCCTCTCACCGTTGCCACCCGCCTTGGTGCTGGCGGTCGAGGTGCCGTATTGGGAACTGGCCCGACGCTTGTCGCGCGCAGATCTGGCCTATCTGGCCGATACCGACACCTATCTCGGCGCGCTGGCGGCCGCAGGCGGGACCGGGCAACTGAACTGGCAACTGGCTACCGGCGCGTCGGGCGGAGACCTCACTGCCGTGGGGGGCGAAGACTACGCGCCACTCGTGACGGTCGATACAGCCTTGCCTGCCAGTGAGGCCGATGCCATCGGCGTGCCGGTCACGGCCATCAGCCAGCCGGAGAGACTGGCCGTAGGCGACTACGCCTATCTGGTCGATGCCGGTAGCGCACTCCGGGAGGCGGTGGAGGTGCTGGCGTTTGATCCGATGGTAGGCACCATTGATCTCGCCCGCGGCGTGCTCGACACCACCCCACAGGCCCACCCGGCGGGGACACGGCTGATCGGCGTCGGTGAATGGCTGGCATCCGAAGGTACCGAGCGCGCCCCGGGCGAGTCGGTGTTTGTGGGCGCGATCCCTCGCACGTCGACCGATCAGGGCAACCCTGTGCTGGCCGCCAACGGCCAGCCGATGGTGCTGGCCGGGCGACAGGCCCGCCCGTATCCACCGGGGCGCGTCCGCCTCAACAGGGCGGCAGACCCGGCCGTCGTGGCAGGCGATCTCACCATCACCTGGGCGCACCGCGACCGCACGCAGCAGACCGCCTATCTGGTGCACCAGGACGAGGGCAACATCGGCCCGGAGCCGGGCACCACCTACACCGTGCGGGTGCGGGATGCAGGCGGCACCGTGGTGCGCACGATCAGCGGCCTGGCCGGCACCAGCTGGACCTGGGATGTGGCCACGGCGGCCAGCGATGCCAGCGCGGCGGGCGGCCAGGTCACCATCGAACTATGGGCCTCGCGCGGCGGGCTGGACAGCTGGCAACCGCAAACTCGCACGGTCGAACGTGCAGGCTACGGCCTGCGCTGGGGACAGTATTGGGGCGGCGTGTGATGGAGCCGCGCATCGATGTTCATCTGCTCACCCTGAACGAGCCTGCTGAATGGCGTGAGGCCTGCATCGCGAGCCTCGAAGGCGCATCGATCCAGTTGCACGTTCTGCCCGGCATTCCCGGTCGCATCGGTGAGGCACGCGCCGCTGGCTATGCGCAGGGCACCTTGCCCCTGGTGTCCTTCGTCGATCCCGACGACTTGTACGAAGCCAGCGCCTTCATGCAACTGGCCGATGCGCTGGATGCCTGCCCGCAGGCGGTGATGGCCTACACCGACGAGGCGCTGATGGACGAGTCTGGCCGGGACATCGCGGTGCGGCGTCTGGCCTACAGCCGCTGGCAGCACGCCAACAGCGCCAGCCACGTGCACGGCCTGATCGTGATGCGACGCTCCGCCGTCGAGGCCGTGCTCGAGGAAACGACCGACCTCCACAACTTCGCCGACTGGCTGCTGACCCTGCTGGTGGCCAAGCGCGGCGGTGTGCTGTACCTGCCCATCGTTGGACGTCACTGGCGGCAGCATCCGCAACAAAGCCACCGCACCGGCGACCCGGAAGCCCTCCGGCGCATCCGGCAAGCCGCCCCCCTTTGGAGATAAGCATGTCATCGACCGACCCGAACCTGGGACTCAACTACGGCTGGACGCTCGGCGAAAGCGGCTGGGACAGCGGCATGGACGCCAACCTCAAGCGCCTCGGCGCGGTGGTCGGCCTGTCCGTGAAAGACCGCGACCTGACCACGCCACCGGCCAGCCCCGCCAACGGTGACCGCTACATCGTGCCTGCCGCCGCCACCGGCATGTGGGCAGGCAAGACCAACCAGATCGCGGTACGCATCGATGGCACGTGGGAGTTTCACCCGCCCAAGGTGGGCTGGCTTTGCTACATCGAGGACGAGGCCAAGCTCTCGGCCTACAAGTCCACCGGCTGGAGCGCAGGCCTCGCCATCTGATCTTCACCCGCCCGCAACCCGCGAACCCGCCCACGAGGCGGGTTTGTCGTTTTTGGAGACCGCAATGACTGACGAACACCAACCCGCCGCCCTCGTGGAGAACATGCTCCTGCTGCGACGCGAGGACTTCGACGAACTGCTCGACCGCGCCGCTGAACGCGGAGCCGAGCGTTGCCTTGCCCATCTCGGGCTGGAGAACGGCAGTGCCGCGAAGGACATCCGCGAACTGCGCGATCTGCTGGAAGCCTGGCGCGATGCTCGCCGCACCGCGTGGCAGACCGCGGTCAAGGTCATCACCACCGGCATCCTGGCGGCGCTGCTGGTGGGGGCCGCCATCAAGTTGAAACTGATGGGAGGCCCGCAATGATCGAGACACTGCTTGGTGGCCTCCTCGGTGGGGCCTTCCGTCTGGCACCGGAGATCCTGAAGTGGCTGGACCGCAAGGGCGAGCGCAGTCACGAACTGGCGATGCAGGACAAGGCGCTGGAGTTCGAGAAGCTGCGTGGCGCGCAGCGAATGTCGGAAATCGGCGCGGGTGCCGATGCCGCGTGGAACGTTGGGGCCATCGAGACCTTGCGAGAGGCCGTCGCGGCGCAGGGGCAGCGTTCTGGCGTGCGCTGGGCCGATGCCCTCTCCAGCAGCGTTCGTCCCGTCATCACCTACTGGTTCATGGCGCTGTACTGCGCGGCCAAGACTGCAGCATTCGCAGCAGCTATGACTGCTGGCGCTGGCTGGGGCACGGCCATCCTGCACGCCTGGACGGAGGCCGATCAGGCGCTGTGGGCCGGGGTGCTGAACTTCTGGTTCCTGAATCGAACTCTGGAAAAGGCGCGATGAGCTCTGTGATGGCACGCACCGGCAGACCCGAGACACCGATTCGCTTGCGTTTCTTGTCGAAATTCGAATTCGCCCCGGATACCGGCTGCTGGGTGTGGACGGCGGCACGGCATCCACAAGGCTACGGGCTCATCAAGCGCAAGGATGGCGCGCAGCTGCGTGCGCATCGCCTGGCTTACGAGCTGGCGTATGGGCCGATTCCGCAAGGCTTGCAGGTCTGCCATCGCTGCGACAACCCTCGGTGTGTTCGCCCGAGCCACATGTTCCTCGGCACCGCCGAGGACAACGCTGCAGATATGGTCGCCAAAGGACGATCTGCGCGTCTCGCTGGCGAACGAAATGGCGCTGCCCGACTGTCCCGGCGGGACGTCGAGACAATCCGCGCTTCATGTGCCACCTACCGTTCGCTTGCCCAGCGGTTCAATGTGTCCCCTTCGGCGATCGGATTCATCAAGCGGAGGGAGCGATGGAAACACCTCTGATTCGAGTTCCGCCGCAGGCAATCGAGTTGGCCAAGCGCTTCGAGGGCTTCCATCGTTTGCCGAAAAACGATCCTGGCCGGGCACATCCCTACGTCTGCCCGGCCGGCTACTGGACCATCGGCTTCGGCCACCTGTGCGATCCGCAACACCCGCCGATCACGGAAGTCGAAGCCGAGGTCTATCTGCAGCGTGACCTTCAGGTAGCACTGTCAGCAACGCTGCGCTACTGCCCGGTGTTGGCCACCGAACCCGAGGGGCGGCTCGCCGCCATCGTGGACTTCACGTTCAACCTCGGCGCGGGGCGGCTGCAGACGTCGACGTTGCGTCGTCGGGTCAACCAGCGGGACTGGTCAGGCGCCGCCACCGAACTGCGCAGATGGATCTACGGCGGGGGCAGGGTGCTCTCGGGCTTGGTCGCACGCCGCGACACCGAGGCAGCCCTGCTTCTGTTGCTGCGATCCTGACAACGTGGTGATCTGAGTTGGCTGCATCAACAGGCTAAGCGGCGTACGCGCGCACTACGCCAGGCGCACAAGAGCGTACTGCGAGTCCTCGTCCTATCCATCTGCTGGTCGGCGAAATACAATTATGTTCGCAAGCCACCGCTTCCGCTTGACTCGGGTGAGTCAAGCTATTTCAAAAAAGGCATGAATATGCAGCCCAGGACAGATCTTATAAAGCTAACAAACAATAAGGCGCAAATCGAAAAGCTGCTCTTTGAATTGGTCCTGAATCCACGCCTTAAGGCAATCGAGTGGTCAAGGATAACCAAGCAAACTCCCAACATTAAGATCGGCTATCCTGGGCAGCATCTGGCATCTCTTGTGACAGGAATGGAAGGGGAGCGGACTGGAGCTCGTGGAAATGACTTGACTGATGGATCTGAGGTTAAGTCTTGTTCAAGGATTGATCAGCTTGACAAGTGCAACTCTTGCGGTGCTGGTGTAGCGCGCTTGGAAGAGGAATGCGCCGAGTGTGGATCGAAAGACATCAAGAGAAACAACGATTCCAAATGGCTATTTACCATCCGAACCGAAAGCGATCTTACAACACTTCTGAGGCGGGTTGGTCGAGTTGTTTTGGTTCTGGGCGACTATCCAGAGTTTGACGCTGGAAACTTTGAAACTCTGCGGTTTCAGGCCTTTGAGATTTGGCCCCAGCACATTCGCAATCGCCGCTTCGCGGAGATTATGACGAACTATTACAACAAGATCTATTTGGAGCACAAGAAGAAGGACCCCAACAAGACTCCTGCGCCCAAGAATTTCTGGCCGGATCAGTATCAGTTCTATCTTTGCAATCCGATTAGAACCTTTCTCTGCGAAGTGAAGACGGCCAATACCGATCCAAAACTTGAGATCCTAGAGTATGTGGAGCCGGCGGCCAGCAGAGAGAATCTTCCATCGTTGCCCATGCCAAAGGATGTGCTTAAGAAGGAGGAGCTGGTGACGCTTGAATCGGCGCCAATAGATGAGCTCCGCGCCTCACTTCCTCCAGGCGTTGTGGCGCACGCAACTGCCAGCCCTAAAGAACTGATTTCGCAGATGACGCACATCAGCGAAGCGCTTCGCAATCGCCTAGATCTTCGCGACACCGACAAGATTTCAGTATCTAAGTCAGAGTACAAGCGAAAGAATAAAGCATAGCGCAGCGTTCCGACTAAACTATTTTACGGCTGGTGCCTGAATGAGCGAAGGCGGTACCCCGGGGGGCAGCGAGTATCTGGAGGTGAGAGGGCGTCTATGCGCAGCCTTGGCCCGCGATCTTGCTGACAGCATACTTTCCGACTCGCGTGGAGCTGCACGCCTAGCCGAACTACTTAACGAAGGAGTCGAAGGCTTCTCAGCCTCGTCCGACTTGGAATTGCTTGAAGCCATCTTTGAGGCGGGGCTCGAGGGCCAAAATTCCGATGACGTTGAGAAGTTAATTGGATTCATGGCCGATCAAAGTCAAGACGACCAGTCCGCCTACCGTCCGTACTGAAGCGCTGACCCTACACCGCGCACCAATTAAGCAATTTCGAGCGCGGCGAGCTTTGATTCCAGGTTCCATTGGAGTTGGCTTGACTCGCGTGCGAGCCTGGCCTCTTCCTTCAGGATCGCGGCGATTTCCTCTGCTTGTGAATTGGCCTCCAGTAGCCGATGGGGCACCTTAAGCATCGCCACATCCTTCGGGTGAAGGTGCGCAGTTTGGCCCCTTACCATGCCCTGAAGTTGGGCCATGACTGCAGGACTGCGCAGGAAGGCCAATAGGATGAATGGATCAATTCGATCAGGCTTGGCGCGAATGAGCATCACCTCACCGACGAACGAAGCGGCGCCGCCAACAAATTCCGGAATCTCAGTAATGATATCCACCTTCTTGGCGATGTATACCGGACTATGAGCGGAGGACGTCATCAATATGTCGCCAATTTGAAGCAGGAGATTTGACTTTTTCCGCTTTTCGCGCTCACTCAGCGGGATAAAGTTTCGGTCTCGCGCCGCCCACTCTATCCCTTTTCCGGACAGGTTTCCGACCTTCACCAAGAAGAGTCCTTCATCGGAATATGCGCTCCGCCCTGGTGTTCTGCCCGTCGTTATAACTTCGGTCAACTCTCCAAGCGGAATGCCCTCAGTCTCCACCTCCTTGTCGGAGGCAAGAAGCGATGGCAAGAGTGAAAATGAATCCTGCTTCTTGTGATCACCCAACCATCGGCAATTGGTCCCACCGTCTCCGCCGCTTACCAATTGGCGAACTTCGGCAGCAATGCGTGCGAGCTGACCCCCGGGTTTGGGTCGGCCAGTCGAGTCATATCCGCAATTGGTGACCTCAGCCAACCACATCCGGTTGGGCTCGCTTGCTTCGGTAGCTTGCTTGTACTTCCTGGCAAAAAGTACAACCGTGTTTGTCTGTGTTCCGGTTGCATAGAAAGTTTCGGGAGGTAGGGTCATCAGCCCCTCCACGTATCCTTGCGTGCCAAAGTAGCGGCGCGGCAAATCAACGCGCTCGCTGTGGTTGGTGACAACACTTCGCGGAAGCACGATTGCCAGTCTTCCGCCGGGTTTCAGGAGCCGGAAGCACTGTTCTATGAAAATGATCTCACTCTGCTGCCTCGGATATGGCCGACCATCGGCACCGATGCAACTCGTAAATGCTGCTGCATCTTGCTTTTCAGGGTCGATGTAGACCCCAAATGGCGGATTGGTGAAAATGCAGTCGAACGAGTTGAACCAGTCTGCAGTTTCATGATTGCCAATATCGAATAGTGAGTCCTGGAGGAGTCCGTTGAATGTCAACCAAGGTACGTGCCCGAGGTTTAGGTCTGCAAGGGCAAGCATTCTGGGGTTCTTATCGATACCCCAAACTCTCGGACTTTGCCGGCTGTTTTGTCCCCACAATCGAGCCACTTCGAGCAGAAAAGTGCCAGACCCACACGCCGGGTCAAGAACTCTCTGGTCTGGTGTTGGAGCAACGATTTCAACAGATGCACGGACAATTTCGTCCGGTGTCAAGTAAATGCCGAGGCCTTTCCGAATTTCTGGCGGCACGAACTCCCTCAGCGCTGCGCTTCTCACATCCAGGCCAATGTCCGTGATGCTTACCTCTGCGAAGATCGAAGCAACGCTTGCGAGGCACTCATCGCTCAGCTTGAGCTTTGCATCAGGCCAGACCTGCCTGATCGCGGGAGGGGCGTCTTTGACGTACGCCTTGAAGCTACCGCGGATCTGCTTCGCGACAGTTGCAGCTGGCAGTGTGAAGCGGCCCTTTGGATCGATACTTGCCACCAGGTCAGGCTGCTGCGAGGCGGAGCCCTCGTCGTTCTCCTTGAAGAACAGGAACTTGAGCAGTTCGTCGAACGACTCCTGGGGCTGGAGGCCGTCGATGTTGCGCATCATGTTGTGCGCCTCGCGGTAGATCGAAGCAAGCGCCTTGAAGTCCATAGAACGATTTCCAATGCTGCGTTAGAATTATTTCCATTGTGCCATCTACGGTGCACTCTGGCAACGCCGGTCAGTGAACACACTTGCGGATGCGCACAGGTTTTCGACCCAAGACCTGGCCCTGGCTGCCGCTCGCCTGCCATTGCTGACGAGCGGCTCACCATCACCTCTCCGGCCAGGAAGGAGCTTATGCAGTGACAAATGAAACACAACGCCCAGCGGCGAAAGTGCAAGTGACCTTTCGCATTGACGACGCGCTACATACCCTGGCGGCGGAGTTGGCTGCCGCACATGGTGGGCTAAGCGCAGTAATTCGTTCTGGCTTTGACGACTATGTCTCAGGAAGGCGCGGATTTGAGCCGGAGAAATTTCAATTTGATTCCGGATCGTCTCAGACCAAGGAGAAACGTGTCAGCATGAAATTGGACGAGCAGCTGTACGCTGAGGTGCAGCGAAAGGCTGGGAGGTTTGGGGGAGTCAGCGGCTTGGTGCGAGCGATACTCAAGAAGCACTGCGCGTCAGCTCGGACCAACCCCTGAAGACAGACTGACAGAGGCCCCCTTCAGGGATCGCAGCCTCTTTGGTCGTTGAGTTCGTGAGCGATAGAAAGAATAGAGATGGCGCGCCAAACAGAACACGACACCAGCAAGATCTACCCGGTGGCGGAGGCTTTCCGCGATAACTGCCTCCTGCGTGACGGCTCCCTGCTGTTCGAAGGTTCTTCCGTTTGGCGCCCAGACGTCCTGGACCGCCTGCACGAGGCATTCGTCGCTACCCCCGACGAGGGCGACCGGTCCTTCCTCGCCAAGTTCAAGGACCAGATTGGCAAGGCTGGGCCGGAGGTGATCCGCCTGGCTGCGGAGATCCTGTGCGTCTACTTCCTGTTCCCGTCCAACGTGGGTGGCGCGCGCAAGCGGCAGGTCGTAAACGAGGTTCTCGGCTGGGCCGGCGATAGCTTGCCTGAGTCCCACCTCGTGTCCGGTGCGTTCTCGAACGGCATCGGCAGCGGCGGTCAGGGCTACAACACCCGCCGACCGTTCGAGATTGCGTTCCTGATCGATCTCGTCATCGCATGGAAGAAGTTGCCTCCAGACCAGCAGGTAGTGGTCGCGGCGGACCCCTGGCTCTTTCAGGGGTTCGTTGACAGCATCGAGGATGCGGAGTCCAAGCAGCTGCGGCACATGCTGCTGTACCTGCTGTTTCCGGATCACTTCGAGCGAATCGCGAGCACCAGCCACAAGAGAAGAATCATCAAGGCGTTCTCCGGGCTGCTCAGCAATGAGCCGGAGGACGAGGACCGCGCGATCCTGGCCATCAGGGGCGAGCTCGAGAAGCTGTTGCCGAATCAGCAACTTGACTTCTACTGGTCGCCGCTCCGTGAGGCGTGGTACGACGACAGCGAGGGCGCATCTGAGGGGGCGCCGCTGGAGGTCATCCAGCACAAGAAGCAGATCGTTCTGTTCGGGCCTCCAGGCACCGGCAAGACATTCCGCGCCAAGAGGTTGGCGGAGCGCGTCATTCGATCCGCCGCCTTGAGCCAGATGGGGCCGGCTCGGTACTTCCAGTCTCAGTCCGTCATTGATACGGCCATCCAGGACAACGTCCACCGATTGCAGCTGCACCCGGCGTACAGCTACGAGGACTTCATCCGGGCGCTTCACATCTCCAAGAGCGGGGGTACCGAGTACCGTGCAGGCTACCTGCCCCGACTCATCGAGGACATCGAGAAGCAGCCTCGCACGGAGCGTCTGCCGCACGTCCTGATCCTCGACGAGATGAACCGGACCGACTTGAGCCGGATGCTGGGCGAGTGCTTCTCGCTGCTGGAGGACCGGAACCAGACCATTGAACTTCCAGCCCGCGACGGTGATGGGGCTGCGATGAAGCTACGCATCCCGGACGATCTGTTCGTGATCGGCACCATGAATCTGATCGACCAGTCCATCGAGCAGATCGACTTCGCGCTTCGCCGCCGCTTCCTGTGGCTGCTGTGCCCGTTCGACGCCGAGGCTCTTGTTGATGCCGCCGAGGCTAAGTGGAGGGATCTGAAGTCGGGGCTGGACTGGGAGCGCATTGAACCGGACTTCCGCAAGCTCGCCGCAGCAGCGGCAGCGTTGAACAAGGAGATCCACGACAGCCCGCTGCTTGGCGCCCAGTACGAAATCGGGCACACCTATCTGCTCGACGTGGTCGTGTTCTTGCGCAACTTCCTCGGTGCTCGGCCCACACGCAAACAAAACTACCTTTGGAACAAGAAGGGTGAAGCGCTGGAGCCCGTCGTGCAGGTGTGGAACCTATCCGTTCGCCCATTACTGGAGCAGTACCTCGCTGGACTGGACGCAACCGCGCGTAATGTCGAGCTCGAGCGGCTGTCCAAGGTTCTTCTCAAGCCATCGGTGGCCGAGTGAAACTTTTAGCCCGTGACTGCTCGCCGCTTGTTCCGCAACCGACGACAGCCGAAGTCAACTGGCTGCGTAGGCTGGCAATCAATGTGCGAGCCTCGGACCTTGTCGTTCCCATCTCAGGCGAGAGGAATGAGGAAGAACCCATCGTCTACTGTGCTTGGGACGGCACGTGGTGGGCTGGTCGGTACGTCGGCTCGATTTCCTTCGAGGGGCACAGCCTGACCATTGAGCCACGTTTTGGTCTGGCCGCACTTCGGAATTGGCTTTTTGAAGCAACGTCGGTCGTGCTGACCGACGCGCCCGGAAAACTACGGGAGGACGAATCGTTCATTGCCCAACTTCTCGCGTCCGTTTGGGCACATGGCTTCGTCGAGGCGGCTCGGCATGGGCTGCCTGCGCTTCGCCGTGAAGTGGCGACGAGAGGCGCGACGGTTAGGGGGCGGCTTGATGTCCCTGCATCACTGCGCTTGATCGCCACAGGTGGTGGACAGGTCGTGTCTATCCGTTCGGAGCGGTCGTTGGATCACGCGGCATCCGATGCCATCGTCGCCGCCTACGAGGTTCTGCGACGGTGGCTTGGGGTGCCGGACGAAAAGTGGCTGCCTGTGCGTGCCAAGGAGCTCCTTCCCCATCTGATGGCTGTCACCGGTGCGCGACCACGCGTGCCAACGAAGGCCGAACTGGACCGGATTCGCTACACGCCGATCACGGCGGGCTTTGCCCCTATCGCTGAGCTTTCGCGGCAGATCGCCAACCGCAGAGGCCTAGCTGCGGACATCGATACCAGTGGTGAGACAAAGGGCGTCCTGCTTGACGTTGCGGAGCTGTGGGAGATGTACGTGCTCAGCGTACTGCGGAAGGCGTCCGCGCCGCTGACCGTAACTCACGGCACCCGAGACAAGTCTGCCACCAAGAAACTACTCCAAAGCGATATCTCAGGCCAGGGGCTGGGCACATTGATACCTGACGCCATCCTGCTCTCAGGCTCCATCATCAGGGGAGTGGTTGATGCCAAGTACAAGTCCCTTCATCCGTCTGCCAGCTCACCAAATGGGCCGCAGCGCGACGACCTGTACCAGATGGCCGCCTACCTGGGACGCTTTCAAGCGCCCGTCGGAATTGAGACCTGGGGCCTCTTGGCGTATCCCTTCGACCCATCAAAACCTGATACCCCCCATGCCGAGCAGAACAGCCCATGGAGCCTTGATGGCGTAAAAAAAATCAGCTTCGCCACGCTGCCCCATGATCCCGTCGATGCAGTGGCCAAGTTGCGCTCCTTAGTCGCCCAAGTTGCCACGCCGCCCTCTTGGGTAGAACGAGCTTGAAGTTCCGGTTGTCATGGGTTTGCTCTATGCCCACGCGCATTTGGCCAAGTCGTCGAATCGACGGACTCAGGAGCCATGCGTTACTATCCGGTTCTGAAAGCGGACGCGGGTTCGGTTCCGTGTTCCACCACCACTTACCCAAAACCCAACCCTTATCGGTTGGGTTTTTTTATGCCCGGAATGCCAGTGTTGGCGCGGTTTCCGGCCTTGCTGCGACGGACGCCGCCGCCCCGGATGACCCGGTTTCGGGCGGTTTTCCGTTCTCTGTCCCCGCCCATTCTCTGTTTCTGCGAAGGAGGACTTCGCACCCACCCCAGAGCTGGCGCGGGTTTCCGGCGGCTTGTTCGTCAGGCAAACCACCTGCACGCTGGCGACCCGACCCCGAACGGGCTACCCGTTCACGATAGGCCGGACCTCCCAGGTGATTGCCATGCCGGGCCGGTAGACCACCTCGTTGCCGTACTTGATGCTGGCCTTCAGGTGTTCTGCCAAGGGCTTGTCGTACTTTTCGATCTGCCTGATGGCGCGGTCGACGGCGTTGCGGAAGGCGTCACGGACGTTCTTGCGCTTGTCTCCGACCCTGCGCTGTCGCCCGCCGAGGCCCTTGCCGCCCTCGATGTACTTGACCAGGGCCGCCATCTCCTTCTCGATTTCCTCAATGCGGGCGTGGTCATCACGTTCACGCGCTTCTTCCATTTCCTCGAACAGTTCCCTCGCTTGCTGCTTGCACTCGTTCAGCGCACGCCTGTCCGCGACGTCTCCGGCGTCCCCCAAGGGGATACCCTGAGTCACTTGGTAGCCATCTTCAATATCCTCCGGAGCGATGCCGCTGCCGGCAGGCTGTTCAATTGTGTTGACGGCATTTCCGACAGCGATCTCATAGACCGACATCTCTCGATCCGGAAACGCCAGCAGGAGGTTGATGTACTCCGCGCCCTTGTCGACGTTGAGCAGGCAGATGGTGTTGCGGCCCTGAAATCGCGTCTCCCAGACCGCACCGCGTTTGCGAAAGAAGTTCTCCGGCTGCTTCTCCAACGAAATCACCGCCGGTACCGAGTTCACCGAAGCGGACTCGTAGACCGTTCGCAGCAGACAGTCGCCGGGCAATGAGCGCTCCCGGATCTGGGTGAAGTAACGCCGCCCGAGCTCGTCGAGCGCTCCCGTCACCTCGTCGGCGTGCCGCTTGTAGAGATCGAATACCCGCTGCGCAGCCTGACCGGCGCTGCTGTAGTTCAGGTACTTGAGTACGCGACCGACGTCGGGGTAGCTGCTGATGAACTGTGTCACGTCCGTCAGGTTCTTCACCTGGTTGGCTCGCTCCAGGTAGGCGGCGGCCATGATCTTGTCCTCGCCTTTGTCCCGGCTCTGGGTGAAGACGTCGACCTTGTAGTGCTCCACCGGGTCGTGCTGATCGGCCTTGGCGGCGAGAATGGCGAAGCGCCGGTCGATGCACTGCGAGCAGCCGCCGCAATGGGTGTGCTGATTCGTCATCTCCCAAGTGTGCGTGCAGGTCATCGAGTGCTTGATCAAGTCGTGGCAGCCCGCGTCGGTGATGATCTTGACGACGTCGGCCTTGGTTTTCCAGATGTAGGGGTTCTCGACGGTGAAAGGCTCGCCTGCCACCAATGAAAGCAGGTCTTGGAAGCCTTTCATCACTCTCGGGTGCGTTGTCCTTGTGGCACGGCCACCGACCACCTGAGCGCACACAGGAAGGTTCAGGCTGATGACGCCGTTCTCGTAAAAGCGGACGCTCTTGAGATTGAGCATCCGAGCAATCGTCGCGCCGATGGAGACGTACAGGAACGACCGGCTGCGCTGGGTGTACTCATGGTTCAGCTCCTTGGCTTTGTGCACGCGGACGCTGATGCGATGCGGCACGTTGTCGCCAGCCTTCTCGGCCAGCATCTGCTCAAGGGTGCGGTGACGCTTGTTGAGCTTGGAAGTGGACTTGTGGGTGACCAGGAGCACGCGTCGCTTCTGGTTCACGACCTCGTCGATGGCGCCTGCCAGCGAGTCCAGTCCGCCTGAAAACATCACCACCTGCTCCGGCTTTCCGTACACCTGCTGGGTGTCGTCAAACTGGAGGTATTGCTGGAATGGGTGCTCCTGGTCGAGCTTGACGAAATCGAAGCGGTATTGGTCGTCGGACAGGAATCCGAGCGTCGAGCACAACGTGTCCTGCACCTGCGCGCTGCTCCAGAAGTCCGGATCGCGCACCGGCACGACGAAATGCAGATCGCGCCGCCAGCCATCGCCAAAGGTATCGACATCGTCCGCGCCGCGCCGGATGACCTGGTCGGCGCTGTAGACGTAGGTGGCGATCTCCAGCAGATCGTGGAACCGCGACGGCACGCTACTGAACAGCTTGCTGTGGACGTCCTCGATGCGCAGGGTGATGTTGCCGTGCCCCGGCCTGCCCGAGAGTCGGAGCCGCAGATCGCGCGCAGGATCTTCGCTGATGCCTTGGGCGGACACGTTGCCGCAGAGAACGTATCGCTTATCTTGCATCGCTACTCGCTCCCATCTTCAACTCGTCCCTCATCTTCTTCAGCGCGTAGCCCGCGAATCCGTCCGACGATTTTCTGGAGATGTCGCCGCCCTCGTGAAAGCGGTGCTTGGAAAACCACTCGCTCGAAAACTGCTCGACGATGAGCGAGGCTTCCCGGGTATGGATTTGCAGTGCGGCATTGAATTCGGCGGCCTGATTCATCGTGGCAAAACGCATCCCCTCGCCGAGCTGGGTGTTGACGACCTTGCTCAGGAAATACTGGAGACCCTCGTTGGCCAGCCGAGCGAAAAAGTGCCGTGAAAACTCGCCGAACTCCCGAGGCTTGCCCAAGTCGGCCAAGGCCGCACGCATCGTGTCCGGGTCGGAAGAGAACAGCGAATGCAGCTTGGGGGCGAGCACATCGTTGACGGCACCGACGATGGCCCGGTTGGCGAGCATGCCGAGATCGGAGCGCTTGCCGTTGCCTTCTACGCGCCGATCCAGCGCCTCGGTGATTGCCGTGGTCACATCGGTGAGCGAGGGATCGGCGGGGAGATGGATGCCCGCCGCGGCGAGATGCAAGAGGATGTCGGGCTTCTTGGCGGCAATCGCCATCTGCGTCATCAGCCAGACGGCCTCGGTGTAGCCGACATCCTTCATGACGAAGGAGAAAGCCTTTTCCGCCGCCGCGATGGTGGCTTGGGCGATCTGAGACACGTTGGCGCCGGCGGCGATCAGGCCGACGACCTCCTTCCACTCCTTCGTCCTTGGCAGAACCCCGAGCCGAACATGCCCCATCCTGTTTCCCCCGTAGAGATCAGTGCATCGCCGTCAATCGTCGCGCTTGATCACGACGATGCTGCGTGCCTTCTTTGCTTCCTTCCTCACATACCCCTTGCGCACCAACTGTGTGATCTGTTCATGAGCGCTGGCGTGGCTGATCCCCAGCGCCTCGGCCAGCTCCTTGACGGTGGGCGGCAGGCCTGTGCTGTCGAGGATCTGACAGATCGCCCTCAACGTCCTGGCCTGCGGCTCCGTAATCCCCTCGGTCTTTCGCTTGCTCATGGCTTTGCTCCTGGCCGACGCGTGCAATATATGACCTGATGAATATCAGGTCAATGGAGGCGACCCGGCGCGAAATCTCTCCGAACCGGCTGCTGACCGAAGGTGCGTCGCCCCCCCGCTCATGCCGGTTGAAACGGGATACTCCGACCGCCGCTCGGGCATATTCTTCGTGACGGTCTGATGATTTCACTGGGTACCGATATGACCGTCGAACAAACACTCCCCGAATTGATGTCGCCCTGCGCCCGGGCGCGCGAGGCCGCAGCCATCCTTGCGGCCGCCATTGCCCGCCTGCATGCCACCCGCCCCTGCGACAGCGAGATTTCTCTTGGCTTCCCGGCAGCCGAGCGCGTTCATACAAACCCCTCTACAGAAGGAGTTTGCCAATGAATGCATCGACAACCGGCCCGTCCCTGGCGGCGCAGATCGCCAATCTGCCCAAACTGCCCATGAGCGAGTTGTGGGCGCTTTGGGACAAGTATTTCCCGCGCCGCCCGCCGCACCACAACCGGAACTATGTCGAAGGTCGGCTCGCCTACAAGATCCAGGAGGAAGCGCTGGGCACCAAGCTCGAGGTGCAGACGCAGATGGCGCGCATCGGCGAAGCGCAATCGAAGATCAAGACGCAGCGCGGCGTCGAAGTCCAGGTGGTGCCGGGCACCGTGCTGGTGCGCGAATTCGACAACCGCGAGCACCGCGTGACCGCGCAGGCCGACGGCAGCTTCGAATATGAAGGCCGCCGCTTCAAAAGCCTGTCTGGTGTCGCGCGCCACATCACCGGTACCCAATGGTCGGGACCGCTGTTCTTTGGCATCACCAAGACCAAGCGGGGTGGGAAATGAAAGCGGTGGTCACCAAGAAACGCTGCGCCGTCTACACCCGCGTGTCCACGGATGAGCGCCTCGACCAGTCCTTCAACTCGCTCGACGCCCAGCGCGAGGCGGGCCAGGCCTACATCGTGAGCCAGCGCGCCGAGGGCTGGCTGCCGGTGGGCGACGACTACGACGACGGCGGCTACTCGGGCGGAAACATGGAACGCCCGGCCTTGAAGCGCCTGCTGGCCGACATCGTCGCCGACCAGATCGACATCGTGGTGGTCTACAAGATCGACCGCCTGACCCGCAGCCTGACCGACTTCGCCAAGCTGGTGGAGGTGTTCGAGCGCCACAAGGTGTCGTTCGTGTCGGTCACCCAGCAATTCAACACCACGACCTCGATGGGACGGCTGATGCTCAACATCCTGCTGTCCTTCGCCCAGTTCGAGCGCGAGGTCACGGGCGAGCGCATCCGCGACAAGATCGCCGCCAGCAAGCGCAAGGGCTTGTGGATGGGCGGCTACACGCCGCTGGGCTACGAGATCAAGGACCGCAAGCTCGTCATCGAGGAAAAGGACGCCGAGATCATCCGGCGGATCTTCACGCGCTTCACCGAGCTGCGCTCGATCACCGACGTCGTCCGCGAACTCGCCCTCGAAGGCCTGACCACCAAGCCCAACCGTCTCAAGGACGGCCGCGTGCGCAACGGCACGCCGATGGACAAGAAGTACATCTCCAAGCTGCTGCGCAATCCGATCTACGTCGGCGAGATCCGCCACAAGGGAACGGTGTTTGCCGGGCAGCACGAGCCGATCATCACCCGCCAACTGTGGGATCGGGTGCAGGGCATCCTGGCCGAGGATGCCTACGAGCGGATGGGCAAGACCCAAACCCGCCACAAGACCGATGCCTTGCTGCGCGGGCTGATGTACGGCCCCGACGGCGGCAAGTACCACATCACTTACAGCAAGAAGCCCTCGGGCAAGAAGTACCGCTACTACATCCCCAAGGCCGACAGCCGCTACGGCTACCGCAGCAGCGCCACCGGCATGATCCCGGCCGACCAGATCGAGGAAGTGGTGGTGAACCTGCTGATCGGCGCGCTGCAGTCGCCCGAGAGCATTCAGGGAGTCTGGAACACCGTGCGCAGCCAGTACCCGGAGATCGACGAACCGACCACCGTGCTGGCCATGCGCCGTCTCGGCGAGGTCTGGAAACAACTGTTCCCCGCCGAGCAAGTGCGTCTGGTCAATCTGCTGATCGAGCGTGTCCAGCTCCTCTCCGACGGCGTCGACATCGTCTGGCGCGAGTCCGGCTGGCGGGAGCTGGCCGGGGAACTGCGTCCTGACAGCATCGGCGGCGAGATGCTGGAGCTGGAGGCACTGTCATGAACCGCTCATCCAAGAAGCTGATCAGCGATGGCAAACCCCACGAGCGCCGCCACCCGCTGGAGGGAGGCGGGGTGCGCATCACCACCTTCGTTCCCTTCCATTTCAAGAAACGGGGCGTCAAGAAGGTGATCGTCGCACCGGAGGGCGTCAGCCAGCCGGTCGCCGTCACCGCGACGCCGGTGCTCACTCCCGAACAGGATCGCCCGCTGCTCAAGGCACTGGGGCGCGGTATCTACTGGCAGCAACTGATCGACAACGGGACGGTGACCAGCGGCACCGAGATCGCCGAGCGCGAAGGCATCCACCGCTCCACGGTGAACGACCTGCTGCGGCTGGCGCTTCTCGCCCCCGACATCGTCCAGGCCGCCTACGAAGGACGGCTGCCCCGGGCGGTGTCGCTGGAGGCCATCCTGCGGGCCAAAGTGCCCTTGGACTGGAATGAGCAACGTCGTTTGATCGCCTCCCTCGGGTAGCGGAGGGGCCGCGCAAAAAATTTTTCCGCTACGCCAAAAGTAGCTGTTGCTACGCCGGATGTAGCGCCTTCCCCGATGAAGGCGTGAACCGGCGTCAACGGCCAGTACAGGACTGGCCACCGGTCGCGCCCCCATCCCTGAACGGGAAAGGAGCACGGCAATGGCCTATGAATTGGCACTGTCAGGCGGCGTCGGTGGCACACCGGACCGCAAATCCGGCGTCGGCTTCAGTTCGACGCCAACTTCTGAATCCACGGCGCTGTCCGAGCGGCGCTTCCTCTCCGAGGCCGAACTCGCCCAACGCTGGGGCATGTCCCCCAAGACACTGACGCGCTGGCGCGGCCTCGGCCGGGGCCCGGTCTTCAACAAGTTCTCGAAGAAGGTGGCCTATCCCCTCGATGGCAAGAACGGCGTGCTCGATTACGAGAAGCGCCACGTCTATGCCTCGACGTCCGAACGTGTGCAGGCGTGAGGAGATGACCATGAACGAACTCACCATCTTCCCCGCCGACATCGCCGCGATGTCCGTCAGCCAACTGGCCGCACTGCCGCCCGCGCAGAAAGCCGAGATCGACAAGAACCTCGATGCGGCCATCGACTGGCTGAAGAAGGCGCGCAACAAGTTCGATGCCGCGCTGGAGCAGTGTTACGGCGAGCAGGCCCGCGCCGCGCTGCGTGAATCCGGCCGCGATTTCGGCACCGCTCACATCAGCGATGGCCCGCTGCACATCAAGTTCGAGCTGCCCAAGAAGGTCAGCTGGAACCAGCAGCAACTGGCCGAAATCGCCGAGCGTATCGTGGCTTCGGGCGAGAAGGTCGAGGGCTACCTCGACATCAAGCTGTCCGTCTCCGAATCCCGCTTCACGAACTGGCCGCCTGCCTTGCAGCAGCAGTTCGCCGCCGCTCGCACCGTGGATTCCGGCAAGCCGTCGTTCCGGCTGGCCCTGGTCTCGGAGGACTGAACCATGAACACCCAACTGATCCCATTCGCCTTCGAAGGCTTGCCCATCCGTGTGACCACGGATGCACAGGGCGATCCCTGGTTTGTCGCGGCCGATGTGTGTGCCGCGCTCCATCTGCCCGATACCCACAAGGCCGTCGCCCGCCTGGACGATGACGAAAAGGGGCGGAATTCAATTCCGACCCCTGGCGGCGAGCAGGACATGACCATCGTCAACGAGCCGGGCTTGTACAGCCTCGTGCTGGGCAGCCGCAAGCCAGAGGCCAAGCGCTTCAAGCGCTGGGTCACGCACGAGGTCTTGCCGGCGATCCGCAAGACGGGCAGCTACGCCGTTCCCGGCGCAGTGGCGGCCTTGCCTGCTCCGACGCACGACCGCGTGTCGGCGATCCTGCTGATCGGCGAGGCCGTGGCGAAAGTGCCGGGGGTCAAGCCGGGCATCGCGGCGGCGGCAACGCTGACCTGCATCCAGGAGAACACCGGCATCAGCACCGAGGTGCTGCGCCGCGCGCTGCCGTCGGCCAACGCGCCGGTCTGCGCGCTCAACGCGACCCAGCTCGGCAAGTTGCTGAACCGCTCGGCCAAGGCCACGAACCAGTTGCTGGCGTCCAGCGGATTCCAGTTCCGCAACGACCGCGACGAATGGGAACTGACCAAGGCCGGTGAAGCCTGGGCCGAGGCCATGCCGTACTCGCGCAACGGGCACAGCGGCTACCAGATCCTGTGGAATCCAGCGGTCGCCGAGCAGTTGAAGGAGGTGGCGTGATGGCACTTCCCATCGTCACCGCCGACCAGCGACTGGCCGAGAAGCGCGGCGTCAAGGGCGTGCTGATCGGCAAGGCCGGCATCGGCAAGACCTCGCAACTGTGGACGCTCGATGTCGCGTCCACCCTGTTCTTCGATCTGGAGGCCGGCGATCTGGCCGTCGAGGGCTGGGCCGGCGACACGATCCGGCCGCGCACCTGGGCCGAGTGCCGCGACTTCGCCGTGTTCATCGGCGGACCGAACCCGGCGCTGCGCGACGACCAGCCGTACAGCCAGGCGCATTTTGAGGCCGTCTGCGCCCGCTACGGTGATCCGACCCAGCTCGCCAAGTACCAGACCCTGTTCGTCGATTCGATCACGGTCGCCGGCCGGCTTTGTCTGCAGTGGTGCAAGGGCCAGCCGCAGGCCTACTCGGAGAAAACCGGCAAGCCGGACAGCCGGGGCGCTTACGGCCTGATGGGTCAGGAGATGATCGCCTGGCTCACCCACCTGCAGCACACGCGCGGCATGAACGTGTGGTTCGTCGGCATCCTCGAGGAGAAGCTCGACGACTACAACCGCCGCATCCAGCAGTTGCAGATCGACGGCGCCAAGACCGGCCTCGAACTGCCCGGCATCGTCGACGAGGTGATCACGCTCGCCGAACTGAAGGCCGACGACGGCTCGAGCTACCGCGCCTTCGTCTGCCACACGCTGAACGCGTGGGGTTTCCCCGCCAAGGACCGCTCCGGCCGCCTCGACGCGATCGAGGAGCCGCACCTCGGCCGCCTGATGCAGAAGATTGCCGGCCCCGCCCGCCCCGCGCCCGAGCGGCTCGACTTCACGCGCCCGGCCGCCGCCCCTCAAACCACCGAATGCTGAGCAGGAGTAAACCATGACCACCTGGAACGATTTCAACGACGCCGAACAGCAGCACGACTTCGACCTCATCCCCAAGGGCACCGTCGCCCGCTTGCGCATGACCATCAAGCCGGGCGGCTACGACGACCCAAGCCAAGGCTGGACCGGAGGTTACGCCACCCAGAGCTTCGACACCGGCTCGGTCTATCTCGCCTGCGAGTTCGTCGTGCTGGAGGGCGAGTACGCGAAACGCAAACTGTGGAGCAACGTCGGCCTCTACAGCCCCAAGGGGCCGACCTGGGGTCAGATGGGCCGCAGCTTCGTCCGCGCTGCGCTCAATTCGGCGCGCAACGTCCACCCGCAGGACATGAGCCCGCAGGCGGCGGCCGCCCGTCGCATCCAGGGTCTCCACGAGCTCGACGGCCTCGAATTCGTCGGCCGCATCGATGTGGAGAAGGACGCCAAGGGCGAGCTGCGCAATGTGGTCAAGCTCGCGGTCGAGCCGGGCACGCCCGAGTACGCGCAGGCGATGGGGCAAGCGAGCCGGCCGCCCCAGCCAACAGCGGGCACGGCCGCACGTCCCGCGCCTGCGGCCCAGCACCGCGCCGCGCCCGTCACCGGCAAGCCCGCCTGGGCGCAGTAAGGGAGGAGACGACGTGGATGAAGTGCTGGATCTGCAAGCGACAGGCGCGCGGGTACGGCTTCACGGACGGCCGCTACGAGGCGGCCGATCCGCGACGCTATCCGATGGACTGGGTGTTTTGCTCGCGCCGTTGCCAGGACGCGTTCGCCGCGATGTACGGCAACTGGCGGGACGGCCGCAAGGGAGGGCTGGCGATGAGCGTGTCTGACATTGAACAGGGCGCGCGGCGCGCCTGCCTCAAGGCCTTCGGCGCGGCGGCCGGCCACATCGGTTTCGACAAGCCCTTGGGCGCCTACTCGGAAGCCGAGGCGCTCGCCGTGATCGACGCCATCGTCACCCGCTACAGCGAGGCGATGGTCGAGCACCACGAGGCGAGCAAGTACCCGCCGGTGCGCGGCCTCGAGAACCCGGTGAGCGATCCGCTCGCCGATTTTGACGACGACATTCCATTTTAGCGAGGGATGCGATGCTGGATTTCAATTCAAGTTCGTCCCTCTCCGGGCGGCTTACCGCGCTGGTCGATCTGGGCATGCAGCGGACACGCGCCACGCAACCCAGACGCGCCTACCTGGGCGCCTCGCGTCTCGGCGCCAGTTGCGAGCGCGCGCTGCAATACGAGTACGCCGACGCGCCGGTCGACACGGGTCGCGAGATCGGCGGCCGGATGCTGCGCATCTTCGAACGCGGCCACGTCATCGAGGACTGCATGGCGGGCTGGTTGCTGGAGGCGGGTTTCGAACTTCGCACACGCCGGGACGACGGCGAGCAGTTCGGCTTCGCGGCGGCGGACGGCCGCCTGCAGGGCCACATCGACGGCGTCATCGTCGGTGGCCCGGAGGGCTTCGCCTATCCCGCGCTGTGGGAGTGCAAAGCCTTGAGCCACAAGTCCTGGAACGACCTGGAGAAAAAGGGCTTGGCCACGTCCAAGCCCATCTATGCCGCGCAAGTGGCGCTCTACCAAGCCTATCTCGAATTGCACGAGCACCCGGCGCTGTTCACTGCAGTGAACGCCGACACGATGGAGATCTACGCCGAACTCGTGCCCTTTGACGCAGCGCTCGCTCAGCGCAAGTCGGATCGGGCGGTGAAGGTCATCACGGCGACCGAAGCCGGCGAGCTGC